TCAATGTCTGGATGGTCTACACGTAGTACAGCCATCATCGCTCCCCGTCTATGACCGGCAGAGACTATCGTTCTACAAACCGCATCAAATATACGCATAAAAGATACAGGCCCACTAGCGGAACTATCAAGGCTAACAATCCTGTCGCCATTAGGACGTATGCGACTAAAATCATAACCAATTCCACCGCCTCTTCGCATCGTTTCAGCAGCTTCCGTAGCACGTTGCATGATGCTTTCCATAGAGTCCTCAACCGTGCCGGAAACAAAACAGTTATATGCAGTAACATCCCTTGGACTTCCCATTGCTGACTGAACCCTACCCGCTGGCATAAACCGTTGGTCTAGGAACAGATGTTTCAGATAGGTACGATGATCCTCATTGTCGGACATAGCTGCCGACTGTCGGTAACACGCCTCATCGAATGACTCATTAGGTAGTCGATACTTCTCAGAGTGAAGGGTATCACAGGCTTGTACTTGGGGTCCATACATCTACACGCTCTCCTAAATTAATGTCAACTTCAAAACATACGCCACTCGCTTGAGTAACATGAGGTTGTGACTTCATCTTAGCAACTGCACCGGGAAGAACAATTTTTTGACAGTTCTCCATAGTTTCCTCTTTAGGTGCTTGATAAACTTTAGTGTACAAGTTACCATCAGGCATCATTATTGTTACAATTAATAATAAAACTTTTGTCATACGTATACCCCTTCCACTAAATCAGTAAGGTCAGGTGGTTTGTAATTCGGCCCTTTAAGCACCTTACCATTGCTATCATATACTGGTTTACCTTCGTTATCAAGTTTAGACATATTAGAATAATGGACCCTATTAAAAGCGGGACTAAAACTACCATAAAAGGGATGGAGACTAACGATAGTGCCACTAAGAACATACTGTAAATCGCACAACTCCTTCATCAAATGCGCCCACTGATTTAAAGAACCTTTCTTTCCCCTTTCCAGTTCCATTTCCAGAATACAAATAGCTTCACAAACTTCACTAGTTTCCTCTACAATTAATTTCTTTCGTAAGTCTAACAAAGATACCCGTGGCTCACTGTCAATATCTAAACCCATTGCTCTGTGAAACCTAGCTACTTTTTGTTCTCTGGATACATGCGTATGTTGCATTCTAATTCACCGTTGTTAGATTAGTTATTGGGCTTACGTTTTGACGGACGCAACTCTCTAATAGAATTTCCGCAGCCCGTAGAAGTATAGCTTGCTTTAGGTTCTCATCTGTTAAATCTTTAGCAATCAATCGTACCTCCTCCATACGGGAAACAATCGTATCCGGTGCTAGAATTGTAAACGTGTTGTCATCATCCATTATACTACCCATCATACAATATATATTCGTCTGTGTCAACATCAAAGATTTCTCTGAGAATATTTTTTCTATCCTCTATCCTATCCTCAAATGCTTCCAGTAAATCTTCCGATGATATATCCAGAAGCTCACACAAAAGTGGAGGATCAGAAAGACAGGCTATTCTCTCTATAAAATCTTTATCGTTTAAAGGCATCTTTAATATTATCCAGTGTAAACCACCGGATACCTTCCTTTTCACACCATTCAGACATATTCATTTTAGCTCCCTTTCTTATCCGTTTATTAGGATTGTGTAAAACGAACACTAACTCTTTATCTTCCTCTAATGAATCTCTGATTGATGTATATTTTTTAGTATCTCCAACTCTAAAAAATCCTTTACACTCAATAAGAAGAGTAACACCTTTACGCTGCCCTACAAAGTCAGGTATATAATGACGGTGTACCACATAAGGATAACGATCTGGCTCATACTCACAGTAGTTTCCTAAAATATACGCTGCTTTTTCTTCAAACTTATTTCGATACTTAACCACAAGAGTATCTATTTTTTCAATTTAACAGGGTTAGGAGTTTTCACAGTACGGGTCAACGACTGTGTCATAGCTCCGCTTTGAGATACAAAGGGACTACCATGTAATTCCCATCCCTCATTTAAAAGGTTTGTAATTGTCTCTTCAAACCTGTCATGTCTAGGTGTGCTTACAGCTTTAAATTCTATCATAGTTATCTCCTTTTATTTCCGGTACACGGGGATAGTTTTTAATTGTCGTTAAAAAACGTGGGCCTGTTGAGTAGGCAAACACACGTAGGTCTGGGTAACAATGCTTCTTGTACTGACAGTAGGAACACATTGTAGCTAACTTTAAATTTCCTGACTGACCATCTGGTACAGGGTCAGCACATAAATCAGGACGTATATCACTACGCACCGTGTCCTTGATATGCTCGACACGCTCCTCAATATCACCACTGTAATGCTCATACATTGGGTGTTCCGTATCGTCAAGATCATACTCAAGCACACATAGATGTCCGTTCTGTTTGTCCATAGCTAACCATGCCCACTTACGTTCCCCCTCAGAATGGGCATACGCTTTTAACTGATCGACATAACCAAAGGGATCGTCTAGCGCAAGGCTCCCATCTTTAAACTTTTTAAAACCATAGCTACTAGTGGACTTAACATCAACTGTAATGTCATCAATCTTACAATCCATATGACCTTTAACACCGTTAACTTCACAGGCTTTCTGTTCGTCTGTAACTTTATGTCCAGCCATACGGACTAGGAATAAAATCATTTCCTCAATAAGATGACCATATAGAAACTTAACTAACGTATGTGGTTTAATCTTCTCGCCTGGAAATCTTTTGTAGGAATACCACTGAACAAGATCAGCCTTACCTATACCGGACAGACGTAACTTACGACGATCATACTCATGAGGCAGAAACTCCTTACGCATCAAGGACTTAACTGACTCACCAAACTTCTCAATCTCACTCTCAACATCTACATCTTCCGATGCTCGTTTGCTTTGGAGAAGTTTGTATATATCAGGGACTAATGTTGATAATAACTTACCCACGATGTCCGTACTCCTCTACGTCTTTACCCATTACTACTCGACAACCTAATGGGGATAATTCACAATGTGGATAACTATAACATCCTAAATGATCATCAACATCACATAACTCAAGAATTTCCTCTAATGTTTCACCATCAAAGTCATGCCAATGTTGCTCCACTCCTAACCAACACCACCTGTCTTTAGTAGGGGCAATTCTAATTGTATCCTCTACAACAAAGTTAGAATGTAGCCATCTAAAAGGACGGCCTATCTGTCGTAATTGTTGTTCACGTATTTCTTTAGTTAATGTGTTTCCACCCATGAATTACCTACCTTGTATTCCCCATCAAGAGGACAGTTTAAATTAAACTCAAGACCCGCTGCCTTGATACACTCTACAGCTAACCAGCCTAGTTTCTTTGCATCCTTTTCCACTACTTCAATCTGAAACTCATCATGAATATTACCGACAAACTGATACTGTATATTACTTATAGTAGCATGGTTGTCTAAAAGTGTCAAGGCTTTTTTCATTATGATTGCACCAGCCGACTGTAGTAGTGTATTCAGTGCAGCATGTTCACTCCGTATGATTAACTTCCTACCATCTATTCCTTTGAGGTAGCCCCGAATAGAGGCTCGACTAACTCTTTCTCGTAGATGTCTAATAGCTGGTGTGTTCTTGAGAAATAATGCTTTAAGTCTTGCTCCATCTGAAGCAGTACCACCGACGATGGAGCCAATCTTTCCATCTCCTGCTCCGTAGAGGAAAGCATAGATAAAAGTTTTAGCAGCGTCTCTTGTTGTAAGTCCAGCAGCTTTCTGGTTTGCCGTGTGTACGTCTCCGTTGATGATTTCATTTGTATACTCCTTATCATTCATGTAATGTGCTAACATTCTTAGTTCCAAACCTGATGCGTCTACACCTACCAGTTTGTATCCACTTGGTACAGTCCAGCATTGCCTACACTCTGAACCATAGGGTGAATAGGATGAAGGAACTTGGGCTAAGTTTGGACTATTATGTGTCATGCGTCCAGTGATAGCTCCTATTGTATTTACGTACCCATGTACTCTACCATCCTGTTCATTCCTGGCTTCGATCCATGATGTTACTTGTGCTATTCGTTTTTGAATTAAAAGATATTCCGCTATTAGTTGTGCTTCAGGAATATTTTTAACGGCACTTAGTATTTTCTCATCAACAATAGGATGCCCCTTCTCTGTGTATTTTTTAGGTTTCCAGCCAAAGTATTGTAGATACCTAGCGATTTGTTTACGGGAACCTAAATTAAATTCAGTAAATTCTATATGAGATAAAGGACCCACAACACATTGCCAACTAGACCCAAGAAACTTAAGACCAACATTAGACAACTCCTTGTTCTTTTTGTATTTCGGTATAACTTCCTTGACAAAGGATGCCAAAGGGATAAACTTATCATGAACTTCCTCTTCTATTTCTATCTTTCTTTCCTTTAGTTTTCCAACTAACTCCCAACATTTAGTAGTATCTAGTAACCACCCATGTTGAACTTGTCTCGTAATAATAGATTGAACTTTACTTTCAAGATCAATACTCGTATCTCCAAAACTTTGTAGATTACTTGACAGTATTTCAAAAACTTTCTGTGTAATCTTGAGGTCTTGTATACAATACTCTTCCATTTCTTTACTATACTTTGTAAAGTCATTGTGTTCCCCCTTGTATAAACCTATTCGTTTACCCCAAGATTTTAATGAGTGACCTCCTTCACGTTGGGGGTTGTCTAGTCTTGACAGGATCAACGTATCTATAACCTTTGAACCAGCCAATGATACGCCGACAATATTTTCCAAGTACACTGCATCGAAATCTATTATGTTGTGACCTATAATATGATCGTATTGATCGAACCATTCCTGTATCTCCTCAACATTAAAAGGATAGTGAAAGTTGCGTACCTCTCCTGCTTCGTTGAGTGAGCCAATCATCCAGACTTTCGTAACGGGTAACTCTGTGGTTTCTATATCTACGATAAGCTGACGGGTCATGGACTAAACTCTCACCTCTCTTTAATGCTACGTGTTCTAATCTATGACAGTTACTACATAGTATAACACACTGGTCTGCCTCGTCAAGTGTTTCCTGTTTAGGTCCGTGAACCCCACGCCAAGCGCGCATCCGTAAACTCATTGTTTTTTTAACGTCCGGTGGATGGTGAAACTCAAGTAACTCTCTTGGAAATGTCTCACCACAACACTCACAAGTCATACCTGTTCTAGTTATTAGATATTTTTCCCTGTTGTACACACGGCTAAGATTCCATCTTCTATCAGAACTCCCCATCTTCACCTACTCCATGTGGATTAGATATTTGTGTTAGTCTTCCGGTTAGAGGATCATAGTATAGGTAACATGCTGGTCCTGTCAACCCTGTAAACCTATTCTTAAGTACCCGTACAGTGGTTGTATTGCGCTCCTGTGCATCTTCATGTTGTTGATTACGCTCTAGCCCTATCACAATATCACTTAACTGTGCGATAGATGCTGACCCTCGTAGTTGTGCTAGAGATATTTGTCCACCATCTTCATGTGCCTTACCGTCTGGACGTTTCAAGTGTGACACAAGAAACATACCCACTCCTGTTTCCTGTACGATGGTGCGTAGTTTGGTCATGATGGAATCAATAGCCTTACGTTCATCGTTGTTATCTTGATCCGACACGATGATACTTAGGTGGTCAATCACAACCCACTTACACTCCATACCCTTGATCATATACCGTAGCTTAGAGAGTAGATCACCCTCCGATGTTGAACCAAAGTGGTTCATAAAGTAGAACCGTTCAGTACCCAGCGTAGCCTGAAACCACCTGTCTCTATCCTCTTTAGGAATAGCCTGATTAGTTCTCAGTTCATGTAGTGGAATACTAGCTTCAATGGACATCAACCCCTTACCGGAAACAGAGTTAGCTTCCTCAAGACCCATGATCCCGATGTTGTCCGTAGTGCTACCGATGAGGTAGTGACACAGTTCACGCACCACAGAAGATTTCCCCATGCCCGATCCCGATGTTAGCGTGACTAATTCCTGTGGCCTGAACCCCATAGTCAATTCATTTAAACATTCCCAGGGATAGGGTATGGATACGGGTGGATCAAAGTTAATGATCTCATCGTACAAGTCAGCGCCATTTATGATACCCTCTGGACGATATGGTTTTGCATTCCACCATTGAGATATAAACTCCTGAACCTTCCCATGCTCCAACATTTCACCAGCATCTTTAACAGGAAGGGATACAGTCTTGACCTTGTTGTAGGAGAACAAGGGTAGCACTTCCGCTGCCGCTTTCTTTCCTGGCTCATCCATATCAAAGCATAGAATAACATTATCAAATGTTTCCAGCCACTCAAGTGATGCCTGAATATCACGCTTGGCACCACCTGATCCTGTCTTGAGTGATACGACAGGCCACTTGCCGTCAAACATTTCCGCAACGGCAAGCGCATCTAGCTCACCCTCCGTTACGGTGACGTACTTACCTCCCTCTCGCCACACATTCTGTCCAAACAAGCCAGTGTTTTCCAGTGTGCCTGACACAAAGAATTGTTTTCCGTCAACGACACGTACTTTCTTACCGACAATCTCACCTGTTATCTTATCCAGATAGGGATAGTTATGTTTAACTACATTCCCGTTATCATCACACTCAACTGTCACATTGAATTTTTGTGTGATGGATTGGGAAATTTTCCGTTCCTTAATTGGTGAATGAATACCAGACATTTCAAAACTCTTTCGATGCGCTTTCAATGGTACAACCTTTGCTTCATGATCACGTTCAAGATACCCACAACTGTAACAGTATGCGTGACCGTCATCGTATTGAACTAGATTATCTCCCCGTGAATCCCCACCCTGAGAACGACACTCAGGGCAGGGGGCACGGCCAATAACAACTGAGTCAGTGTTATTAAATGCCATTAGAAATCCTCTTCGTCAGTAGCCTCCATGTCACGATCAGCCAACTCAAGTACCTTCACCTTCTTGATATAGGTGGACACACCATGAACTGGATGCGACGGTCCTTCCGTCCACAAGATTTTAACCTTGGAACCAAATGGAATGTGCTTAGAGGTAGCGTTACCCTCACGATCAAGCACTGGGAAATCAGGAAACTTGGTTACAAACTTTCGTTGGGCGATAACATTCACACCATCACCATCCTTGTCGTAACCCTTGACGATAACACCAGCCGCCTTTAGTGCTTCCGCTTCCTCATCACCCATGTTTACAACTACTGAAAACTTTCCAGTATCTTGACCCTTGTACTTTTCAGTCTCCATTAGATTGCAAAACGCAACCACACCTTCGCTAATCATATCGTTCTTCCTTTCATTACTGGTTGATCTAGTACCATAGTATCACTAGTGTTTGTTATTGTAAAGCCTCTTCCGTTTCATTCTGTGAAATGCTATACTCTTCATAGCCAGGGCAGAACTCAGCATCAGGTACGAACCCGTCCAGAATATCACAAGTGTAGTCACCATATGGTGTACGGTACGGGTGCATAAAATACTGACACTCAACACACACTTCACAATCATTGAATACATCTTCAACAATTTTATATTTGTCATTATTCTTGGTCATTAAAATACTCCTGTATTTCATACTCAGCATCTAACTCCTGTAACTCCTGTTTCTTGGAGCGAAATGTTTTAGGATGATAGTGCATATCCATAACTACCTTTTCAGGATTGCGCTTCTTTAACTCACCCGTCCGTCGAGTGAATTTGTTTCTAATTTTAGTAGACATAATCCTCTTCTCCATCGTACCACCAATGAGGTGATTTACGTTTAGTCCACTTAGCCATATACGCCTTGTCTCCACGGTAGTAGTTTCGATATGCCTGTATGCTAGACTGTAGTGTTTTGTATTCATCAGGCATACACTGTGGCATATGGGTCATGTCCCTGCCTTCAGGCAATTCATAGGGACAATAACGTAGGTTGTCAACAATTCCTTTTTGCTTTGTAGCGTGGACTTTCCCATACCTGTGCGTGTATTCCTCCTGTGTAGCGTCTAACAACTGCCATAGCCAGCGATAATTGTGTCTGTTTTCCCTAGCCCACACGGTACTAGGGTGGTTCTTATGTGTCGGTTTGTAACACTCTATGGCTGGTGTACCGTCTAGTTCATGGTGCGCCGTTGATAATAGCTGACTATATTCCAGTATCATCTTGACTACATGCTTATCACAATGCCACTGAGCGCATGTTACAGGGTCCGAATGTAGATAGAATATGTTCACTTGTTTAATTCCTCTACAATATTTTCCAGCCTGTACATCGCACTCAGTAGGTCACGATAGTCCGACATAAGCATATCACCATCCATGTCCTGTATGCTACGCACTGGGCTAGACACTAGCTCCTGAACACGTTTAATATATTCAGGTAGCGCAATCTTTTCATTCCACGTCCACTGATATAGTTCCTGTTTCTTAGACATAATCTCACCTCGTTGTGTATACTCTCTTACTTATCTTATCAAGTCGGTTCTGTTTAGTCAACCTACGAATTGCACCTCGTATTTCACTGTCTGAAATGCTATCCAACATAACCTTACGGATCATACCAAACGTATTTTGTTTACGACTAACAGCATCATGTACTTGGTGTTCTATTCGTTTCTTACGTGCCTTACGCTCCGCTCTATCTGTTTTCTCCTGTTCAATTTCTTGTTTACGTTTCTCTTTGGCTAGTCTCTCTTCCTTATAAGCCTGTAGATTAGGCATCCACCAATCAGTCGGCTTGTCCTGTACAGGTTCATTCGATACGGGTTTAGGTTCCCGTTGTAAAAACTCTGGTATTTCCAGCAAGTCATTGATAGACATAACAATAATCCTATCCTTTAAAAAGTCCGTAAGTAATGGCCTATGGTGCCGTGTCTCTCTACTTAAGTGACACTTAAGTGAAACAATATGTTTATAAACTTTATGTATTATAACCAATCGTTCACTTAAGTGTTACACTATCATATATCTTTTGTTGTGTCAACATCCTCCATTTCATCTAGTGAAACAGTATTGTCTTCCACCTCCGTCATACCATACTCACTGTATGCCGACCATATTTCAACGTCGCATCGACTACACGTATCGGAGTGAGTGCCTAACCGTCGATCTATTTTGAGTAGCTCACTTGTTGTCAAGCGTTCATTACATATTTTACAGCGCATATTAACCTCCAATAACTTGTTGATACTTAAGTGTTATTTCCTTGTCCGTCATAGTGTCATGCCGTGAATAGAAATCTTTTCTTGCAATCATTATCAAGTCCGTGAATAGGTGGTACTCTTCCCGTTCCCATAACTCACGTAACATAT